CATTCTGAGATGATCCTCTACCTCCACCACCAGCAGTGACAGGATACATGACTGTTGCCCATGGTAATTCTTCATCTAAAAGTTCTGATGGAGCAGCAGTGTGATACCCCATAATACGAACTTTATATCTCTCACCAAAACCAATTACCTCTTCTTCAGTTGACTCATTGGTTGGAGCTGGAAATCCTGGTATATTTGCCTTCCATGTATTCTCATCAGCAATCTGTCCTATCCACCAGACAAATCCATCTCTACCCACAAAATGATTCTTAAATAGTCCTTGATCTAACATTATTTTTCTCCAAATGAATCTCTCACCAAAGAAAGACTAGTAGTTGATGAACTGGGAGTGATTCTATGACATACACTTGCTACCATATATATCCCCTTAGTTTCAGAGTTTATTTCCTTTGATTCATCACCTGCTAATGCAGGAAAACTACACTCAACTAAATCACCAGCTTTGATGGTAAAATCACCAGGTATGGTTATCTCAGTCTTGACTGTGAACAATTGATTATATCTCATTATAGATTGTACCATAGTATCTTTAATATCAAAATTAGGTTTAGTTTTATCCTTATCCCATGTAACTAACTGTTCTTGTGATGTTGTACCACTTGGTATTGCACCAGTGTCTACAACAAAACTCATGAGTCTAGATGGTGATTGTCTAAACTCTTTTGCAACTAATTCACTTGCAGGTTCCTCTGCAGCAGTCTCAGTTTTTCCCACATATTTTTCAGATGTAGGAACTTGAGGAGTTGTTTTTTCATCTACAATTTGACCCTCTGTTTGAGGTTTCTCAGGTTCAGGAAAACTACGCACTTCATAATTGAATGATACTGGATCAAAGAATATTGATCTATTATTATACATACCCATCACTAAATTTTTACCCACATCCACATCACTATTAATTTCATATGTTAATATTTTTGCATCAAAACCCTCTGGTAACTCAGTGGAATTATTGTAAATATATTTTTTTTCTGCTTTACCTCCAAGTATTTTATCTATTGATTTAAAATGAAATCCATCACGTGTTTGAAAGAATAGATATCCAGCTGATCCACCTTTACCTGACTCTGGTATAGATTTAGATGCTAACCAAGTGCAGACATAAAAAGGTTTTTTATCATTTCCTATAAAATTATATGAAGCAAGAGTATTATCAATCTCTATGTCTGCTTCAACCTTTAACACATCTTTTAAAATTTTCTCAACATTATCTCCTATGTTTCCTTCATATCTTTTTACTACTCTAGTCTGTTCATTAGCAAAAAATTCTTTAGATGCAAAATCAAGAAAGTATACATCTTGTGATGTACCTGGATCTACATCTCTAAGTCTATTAACATATAATCCTTCTTCAAGAGTTAACTCATTACCATAAGCATCTTCAATTGTAATATCAGTTCTTTCTCCACCTCTGATAGGAAGTCCATCAACTGTACTTTGATTTCCACCACCTGCACCACCTGAATCATCTGCCTGATATCCTGTTTCTACTATTGTGGCAGTAGCAGTCACATTGTTAGCTAAAACATTTTCATAATAGCGAAAGTCAACCACACCTGCTGACAAATCAACAGCATACTCTGTAAAGTTAGATGAGATCTGAAACTTTACTATATTACCTGCTGATTCTGGGGCGTTCTTTGTCATTAAATTTTGGCAAGACTTGCTTTCACTTGTGTTTTCTGATAACTATTTAACATAGCTTTTTGATCATTATACATTACCATAGCTTGTTGATATCGTGCTTGACCTGATCTTCCTTTAAAATCACTCCTCTTTGGTTCTCCTAAAATTACAGTTCCAGCTGCTGATTCTTCATAAGTTGTTTGTGATGAAACATCAGATACAGAAGATGAAGCAGATGAAGTGCTTGATTCTGCTAATTGTGCAGTTGTAGTTCCACCACCAGACCCACTATCATTTATAGTTGCATCAGTATTATCTGGAGTTTCTACCACTGCTTCTGTTATTTCTCCTCCCTCTTCCTGACCACCTGATATAGATGTCTCTGAATCTAGTGCTTCCTCTTTTTCCCCTGATGGGAAGAAAGAATTTTTAAGAAGTGGTAATAACTTAGGAAGTCCAAATGGAGTTAATAAAGAAAGGTCTGGTATTCTATTTACTTTACCACCATCCATATACTTTGGATCATCTACTCCAAATGTTTTAGCAACAAGTCCTAAACCACTTGGTATAAGACGCATCTTAGAGATATCAATTATTGGAAAGTTCTCTACAAATCTACCAAACCCATCCTTAAAGAAATTACCAGCCTTAGTGAGTATACCCATGGCAAAACCCATAACTGCTTTACCTGCTTTACCTGCACCAGTCAACAACTGACCAAACTTTTTCTTCAAGAAATCTACACCTTTTGTACCATCTTCATCTCCATTAAACATATCATATAAGAAAGAACCAATAAATTCACCAACTATTTCACCAAGCAATAGACCAAATGGTGCTCCAACACCACCCAGAGCTGCTCCAATTGCACCTCCTATCATACCTCCAAATACAGCACCCAAAGTTTTAAACATAGTTTTCCCTAAAGGATCACCAGATAATATTGAAGTAACTGCAACAATTATAGGACCAAGAACAGGAATCTTAATACCCTTTGCTGCTTTTCCTAAGACCTTGAATAATTTACCTGATTTAGCAACCATCTTTGCACCATTCTTACCAAATAATTTAAGTATCAATCTGCTAGGTGCTTTTGCTAATCCTTTCTTTAAGACACCACCTGTTACTTTGTTAAATGTTTTTTTCAGAGCTGTTTTTTTAGCAGTAAGCATTGCTTTTGTGGCATCAGCTGTTTTTTTAGTACCACTGATCATCTTGGTTAGTTTTCCAACACCAGGTATTTTTTTAATTATATTTAAAAATTTACCACCTAATGCTTTGAAAGCACCTGAAATTTTAGATCCTATTGCATTAAAAGCTTTGCCTACTGGAGATAATAATTTTTGTGCTCCTTTGTTCAACATTTTAAAACCTGCTTTGGCAAGTTTCATTCCCTCTTGGAATCCAAAAATAGTTACCCTTAAAAGTTTAGAAAATAATTGTAGATTATTACCTATAGTTTCAAATATTTTTTTAATCTTATCAGCATTGTTTAATAAAAACAATGTCAATGCACCAATTGCCATCTTAACAAAGAAATTAATCATGGCATCCAAAGGATTTTGTGCTACTTTTTTAATTCCCTTTCCAACCTTTTTTAGCATACCATCTTTCTTTTCTAACTTTGCTTCTTTCTTTTTCTTTTTTGCTATTTCTTTTTGTTGACGCAATAATTCTAATTCATTCTTTTTCTGTTCAGATTGAGCACCAGTAAGAAATGCTAATGCATCTGTCATGCCAACTATATTATCTACCTTTGCAGTTAATGCTTTATAATCTATTTTGGCAGACTTAGGTGTTGTTTTTGCCACCTTGTCTATATCAATATCCATCAATTTAGATTTATCTATTGATGCAGGTTTTTTTATTTGAGCTTTCCCACCATATGAACTGTCTTCATCCATTATTTTGCTTACCTTTGCTCGTTTCTCTTCTTTATCACCACCAACAAATTTCTTGGCTTTCTCCTTCATCTTCTTCTTATCCAAAGACTTCTTCAACATTTTTACACCAGTGACTAGAAAATTAAGTGCCATCTATCTAACCCACCAAATTGTAAATTGACTGAACAATAATATTAGAATCATCACGTGCATCAGTTGAAGGAAAACGTCTTGCTCCTGTAGCAGAGGCACGCATAGGATTAGAGGTCGATCCACCAGATCCACCAGAGTTTCCACCACCCATAGCAACTAGTCCACCACTTCCACCATTTGGAGTGGATGGTGGGGTTGTCTTTGAACCTGATTGACTAGATGACATTTTTGCTATGCTATTATCTGATGTTTCAGATATTGTGCCACCTCCCACAGTAGGACCTTCAGTTGGTGCACCAAAATCAACTGATATAGTCTCAGGATTAGCAGTTGACCATGCCTTTAAGAAACTCTTTTCTGCTTTAGTGCCTGGTTTTCCACCTAAATCAACACCAATACATCCTAATGTTCCATAAGGATCTATGTCACTATGAATCATCATTCCTGATCTCTCTCCCATATTACCATCACCACTACCAACATAAGCAGACCAATCACCTAATCCTCTCAATGCTCCTGATAGAGGACCATGCTCATCAAAACTATGAACTTTATATGTTCCATCTGGCATTGGGTATCCTTTACCAGACACATCATTTCTCATTTCCTGTGAGATATTATCAAAACCTGGTTTACCAGATATTACATTATAACTTGATCCTACTTGTTTACCATCTGCACCCTTCATTGTCATTTTTCCTGTATTTCCCTTTCCCTTAACATCTATAGCTCCACCACCCTGTGCATAAGTTGTACCATCTTTAATAATTGGTTGATTAGTTCCACCACCCTCTGCATTCATTTCCTCTAAATTTTCAAGTCCTTCATTCTGAACAGCACCTTTACTCATTACAAATTCACCTGGTTCTAACATTGCAGGAATAGTATCTCCTGTTCCTTCACCAGGCACTTCACCACCACCTTGCATCTCTGCCTTTGGTTCTATTCTTGGAATTTCAGGTATCTGTGCTGGTGGTATTTTTTCTCTTAAACCATCTAAAGGTAGATCAACCTCTTTCAATTTAAAAATTCTAGCTATCATATCAAGTGGACTAAGAATAAATTGAAGTCCATCTAATAGACCCTGTACAACAAAATTAATAGGTCCTAAGATAAATTTGTTCACACCTTTTATTAGTCCATTAGTAAAATCTATAATCCCATTAGCAAAATTCCTCAAAGGTTTCATAATTATATCAGGATTCTCAAGGATGTTTAATAAACCCATAACAGCACCACCTAAGAGAACATTCTTAAAGAAATTCATTATCATGTCCATCATTCCTGTTACAGGTTTGATTGCTTTATCAAAACCTGTCTGCAGCATTCCTTTTTCTTTTGGTTTTTCTAACTTTTTCTCTCTTGCTTTTTCACTCTCTAGTTCTTCATCTACTCTCAGATCATCTTGTTTTTCTTTATCTAATTCTATTTGTTTATCAAAGTTACCAAGAATTTTACTAAGATTATCTTCTATCTTAGTTAAACTAGGTTGCAGAACATTAAGAAGAAAGTCCTTTAACGAATCTTTTTTCTCCTTAGGTTCCTTAGGTCCTGTGCCTGGTAACAAACGTCCTGTAAGAGGACTTACATAAGTTGGATTTCTTTTGTCTATATCTGCCTGTATTTCTGCAAGTGTTTTTAACTTCTTTGGTCTTCCTCTTCCTCCTGATCTCTTTGCTGCTCTTCCTCTTTTCTTTCCACCACTAACCATCGACTCAGCTAGACCTCTTTTATCTAAGTCTAAAAACTTATCAGCAGTTATTGGTTTTTTTGAAGCAGTCTTAGGCATTTTGTTTGCGTTTGAGTTCTTCTTCCTCTAAATGTTGCTTGAGAAGTGCAACAT